GGAAGTTAAGATACTCTGATGAGATTAATACTTCTTTCACTAACTTATTTAAAACTCTGATTTGTGATAAGCATGTGAATGCTGGACCACGTCCGTATACTTCATCAGCTAACTTAGACCAACGAGGTATTAGGAAAGGAAAGTAACTTATACCATCTTCTTGGATGGGTTCTTTTAATTGTGGAGACCAATAGGTAACTGTATACGGACGCTCTGATCCGATACGCCCACCCTTCTTGGCGTGCTTGTCTGTGCTAGGACACACAGTGTAAACCAACTCATACTTATTATGTATTGATTTCTTTGCGTTGAATCCCTGCATTTCCTCAATACCTGGGAACATCTGCATCAACTGTCTAGCAGTTTTATAACAACGATAGTATGCTGTGTCTACTTTACCGTGCATGTCGGTATCGAAAAACACATCTGCTAAAGGTCTAGCTCTAAAGTTTACCACACCATCCACATAAGATATCTGAACAGGTGATGTACCATACGCTCCGATATCTAAGAAACACTCATGCGATGCAGAATAGAATTGTGATTCTGGTAATGCAAACTCATGTAGTATTCTATCTGAGACAGTTTGCAAATAGGAAAGCTCTTCTGGTTGTAAGTCCTTTGTCTGTCTGTCCTTCACACGAAGATACATCCATCGATCAGACTTAGGTATTAAATTAGAAGCAAGTCCATTAGCAAACATTTGATTACACCACACAGCTGTGTCGTCGTAAATCTCACGAGAGTCATCCTTTTTATTTGGAGAGTGACCGTGATCAAACTCATTAGAGTTAGGACGCACAAACTTCTGTGAGTCCATAAACATAGTATCAAGATTAGATCTTAATATCTTTAACTCTTCGTATCGTTGCTTAAAATGCATTACTTAATTTTAGATCCGTAGCCCATAGCTTTTCTAGCTTTGGCTTTAGTCCTAGCTCTAACTGCTTGTGACATACCTGTTATCCTTGCAGGTGAAACTGTCGCACTAGCCTGTGATGCCTGCTTCACTGCCTGCTTCGGAGCTGGTGCTGGAGGCGGAGCTGGTGGAGGAGGAGGTGGTGGTGGCGGTGGAGGAGGTGGCGGTTTTGGTGCTCTCATATAGTTTATCCCATTTGTAAAATTTATATATCTCTGGTTTATCTTTAGATATATGTCGATATCGTGAAAATGCAACTCTGTCAAGTTTATATGGTGCTAATTTAAAGAAGATACCCATTGGAGTTCCTTCTCTAACTGCTGCATAATTAATTAACCAGAACCTACCTTCATCATCTTCTCTAGCTTCACCAAGTAATAAATAGTTAGGACCACTAAAGATATAGCGTTCGTCTGGTGCTCTATAGTTTAGGTGCTCGTCTAGTAGATCCACGAACTTCCATCCTTTAGAATGGTATCGCACTACTGCTTCATCTACTAGTGACAACTCACCAGCTAACGGATGTAACGTCATATGTGTTTCTTTTTTTGTTTTCTTTTTCTAACTTAGGTGTTCGTAATCCTACTGCCATAGTACGGAAAGCATCTGCTCCGTGTGAATTAGAATCATGAACAGGAGTTTTTCTAAATACTTGTCTACTAGAATCCCAGTCCTTGTGGTATCCTTTAAGTGCTTCTATCCCTCTTGCACACCCTGACTTACTGAACCAACACCTCGGTAGTAGTGCTCTCACTGCGTCGATACCATCTATAATCGGTAACTTCTTAACTGGTGTAAACTTTAATCCCATACTTCTAGCTATCTCCATACGACTCTTACCTGTACCTAACTCTCTTACTTTGATATCATGTGGGGCGTAATGTTTACCATACATAGTATCAGTCATGACTGCGTACCTGTTCAACTCTCTAGCATAGTGAGGTAGACCCTCCCCACTATTCTCATAATAGTGGACAAGGCGTATCTCATTATTATATAGTTGGAAGAACCATATAGTTGTGGCGTCATCCATACCAAGATCCCACGCTGTGTGCACTGGGAGTAATGGCTCAGGCGAGATAGTATCTAACATTCTCTTTTGTCTGTATGCCTGTGATATGTATGAACCATAGTAGCTTCCTTCTACTGGTGTCTTAAACGAACACATGTATTCAGACTGGAAGCGTGCCTCATTGTTCAGTTCATCTCTAGCTTTGCGAAGATCGTCAGGTGATATAGCTTTTGTATCTTTGACTGACAGGTGGCTACTATACCACATCCCATCAGACTGAGCTTTTAATAATATCTTGTAGAAGTGATTCTCACCACGAGGTGTACCATTAAACAATGCCCACCCTCCGTTCTCTGCTAAGATAGGATTGATCAACTGCCACGCAGATGGATCAGAAATACTATACTCAGAAAATACTACACCAACAGGATTAGCTCCCACCATTTTATCTGGGTCGTCAGAACCCATGAGTTGTATGACGCTACCATTCTTAAGATGAATCCGCATCTCTTGTTCGCTCTTCCGCTCGACTAACTCTTTAGGAAAGTAATCAATGAACTTCTTACCTTCACCTGTCATACCATTCCAAACAATACGACGTGCCTGGTTACCATAGGGCAAGACGTACCAGTATGTACCAACACGTTGTAGTGCTTTGATGGCTACGATGTTCACACAAGTAAGATCCTTACCTGCACGACGATGCCATGCGACAACGGCTCTAAGTCCTTTCTTGTCTTGAGTCATGTACTTGAGGAGTGGTAGCTGATAGTCTCTAGGCTCCCATCCCTGTGCTGGAACTTGTACTTGTGTCATTCTTCTTCTTCGTCTACTTCCTGCTCTGAATCCCAGATCACATCTAGGGCGTCAGTTCTACCCTCCATGTCTTCATGAGTTTCTTTAATGAGCATTCTACCAACTCTGAAATTTGAATAGTCATAGAATAAATCGCCATCGTCATCCATTACGATGAACATATAGTTACTGAAGTGTTCTCCGAGATTTCCTCGGACTCTATCAAACAGTTCATCATGATCTTCAGTTATCGCCATCTTTCTCTTCTTCGCTTAAAAATTCTTCGTAGCTTTCTTCTACTATGACCTCTTCGACTGGTTTGGCAAGGTCAGACTTAGCGACTTTAGAAAAATCTACTGTCATAATCTTCATCTCTGCTTGGAGTGTACCCTGTACATCGACACTCTTTAGCTTTGGTTGAGTGAAGCTGGCTAGCTCTTTCCATATAGCAATCTTATCTTTCTTTGCTACATCTGGATCTTCAGTGTATGTCATTAGCTCCTCGATAGGGTTGATCCCACGTTCGGCAAACATAGCCAGCAATGCTTTGCGTTGCTCTGTTGGCGTCGGTGCTTTTGCCATTGTTTCAAGGAACTGTTGCTTTATATCAAGCTCTCTCTCTACTTTAGCCAGATCCTTCTGAGCTTGTTTCATGTCTACCTCTGCTTTCATACGCTTACGATGACAGCGTGATCGTTTAGCTGCTTGTTGCTTCTGAACTTGTTTAGGGACGCCTGCTGCGTTGGTTCTTTTATCTGCCACTGTCTAATCTATGTAGTAGTTGAGACATAATGTCAAGAAGAATCCTGACACTTATGCCACCACAATGACAGCAGTTTTACTATGGGTGGCAGTTACTAACATATATGAATATAAAGGGTTTACGAACATCCTGTCACTTATACCACTTATTTTACCCTATTGCAAAAAATAATTTAATATCTATGAAAAAAGTGTCATATCCGTCAGGATTGACGTAAGTCGTTGATAATCTTTAAAGTTAACAACTGCCACCTACCCCCAATAAAGTGTCAGGGTGCTGTCAGGCTTGTCAGGAATTGGCAAAAATTTACATGCTAGTAGGGACTGTGTTACAAGGTCACAAGCCATTTCCCCCATTGGGGGGGTGCACCACACGATTCTAGGATATCCGCATCCACATTTCGCTGGTCCTTCGGACCTCTTGCTCATGTGCCTACGGATATATGGATCCTGTAAGCCAGCAACCTGTTCCTGCAACCTGTTGTTTCACAACAACTTGCATCCACTTAGGTTGATTCATTGGAAAGAGGTGCTTGATTCCCTGACCTATTGGTTCGTAAGCCGTTGCTTTGCAACACCTTCCGTGTACCAATAGCCTTATCCTCGGTAAGGTAGAAGTCGCTCGGACCTTAAGGTCCTCGCCAGCCCTTGGACGGCTCACTCACTCTTTCGAGTAACCCACCGATGAAGTGTGACTATGATCTGAGGAGACTCTCGAATCAGGATACGATGTTGTTCCAACATCGACCTGAACGGACGATTATCTTGTACATCGAGTTGGCGTCGGGGGTAGCGGATATGTACTGACCCACGAGTTCGCCATTTTCTTTCTTCGAGAATCGTGGATGGGTAATCCCTTTTAAACCTCAGCTTCGTTTTACCGAGTCTTAACACACCACTCACAGCAAAGTCCTCTTGGAGTTTATTTAATATGTTTCGACCTAGTCACAATTATACCTGGCACACAAGTTGCGGAGACGATGCCGTCGTCCTTGATTCACTTGTCATAGAATCTGCTTCGCACATTCAACGCCAAGTAAAGTCGTCCTAGTCATCTCAACTTGATGTGTCCAGTTGTTTGGTAGGTCTTATGAAACATATTAATAAACTATTCCAAGAGTCCATCACTATGAGTGGTGTTGTTAAGTCACACGGTAAACCTTCAGCTGAGGGGGATTACCCAACCACGATTCTCATTGAGGATGGCGAACACGAGGGTAAGTACATTACCCCCTGGTTGCCAACTCGATATCCAAGAGAATCGACCGTCCAGGTTGATATTATCAATCCTGATTCGGAGTATCCACAGATAATAGTCAATCAATAATCCTTATCGGTGGGTCACTCGAAAGAGTGGCTCACCTTTTTTATGTTTTTCTTTTTTATCTGTGTCTTTCTTTTTTCCTTTATCCAACCTTATTCTCTGTGTGAGGAGAGAGGAATCAAGTGCATCAAATATCAATCTTACTAATCATTACATTTTATGAAACAATTAATTAAATTCTTCCAATCCAAAGACCTAATCAAATCAATAGGTATCCTTGGATTCACAGTAGCATCTATACTGTTTCCACATTTGGTTATTATATTCCTGTGTGGTTTTATCTATCTAACATTAAACATTCGCAATAAATTAGAGAGCGAGGATAAATGATATGAATATTATACTTAATCAACCTAATACTACTAGTACTGCTAAAGTACTTATACTCGAGGCTTCACAAGATATCGTAACTGATAACCCTACGAAACCTCTCGCACTTACTAAAGTTATTACTCAAGACAAATCAGAGCATAAGTTCTGGTCTCGTGATAACAAACCTCTTGGTTCAGCAGGAGATATAGTCGAAATCATTGTCACAACTGGAGAGAATAAAGTTCGTGGTAATGATAATGAATACTACTCATCAGTAACTACTGCACCTGATGATTTCTTTCAGTCTTAACCATTATCTACACCACCTAGGTATGTGCCTAAACTGCCTATTACATTATGAATATACACAAACTTATCAATGATACTC